CAACATATTAAGATATTTTACTCGCTTCATATAATAATAATCATAGCACTCTGCCACATCAATTTTTTCTATTAATGCAGCTTTGCTAATATCTCCTTCGGCAAGTTCGTATTTAATTGAATCTATTTCATTAAAATCAATTTGAGGACTATAAGGTATAACGTCTAATTTGCTAAAACTATCAAGTTCTTTTTCAGAGCGTTTTATCTCTGCGTTTAATTTTATAAGGCGTCCTCGATATTTTTTATCAAACTTTCTTTTCGCGAAAAAAAATCCTCTATTATCTTAATAATAGTATCAACATCATTTTCATACAATTCGCCGTCAATAGGATTGTCAAGGATAAGACTTAATAATTGAATTAATAAGCCATTAGAAAGCAAAGAAATTAATGCATTAGCGGAATTGTCGCCATGTTGTAATTCGGATAATAGTTTAATTATTTCTCCCCATTCTTTCAGGGTATATTTTTCTTTAAGTTTATAATTTTTCCCGTTTATCTGATACATTTTTTCTCCTCTTTTGTCTTCGTTATTTCGCCTTTGCTAACGATTTTATCCCCAGGGATTGATTTTATTATATAAGATATTGATTCATCGGGCACATCGCAGATCAATGTATCGTTTTCAATAATATTTTGAAGCCGCGTACTGGTATAGAATATCTCGTTATTGTTTCTATCGAAAGTTCTTACCGAATAATTCCCTTTCCCGATTTTAATTTTAAGCTGCATGATAACCTCCTTAATATCCGAATCTGACGGTGCCGCCGGTTGTACCCTTCGTATCGGAGGCATCTCCGCCATTTGTATCGCCGTAAAGGAATTGTATCGAATATAGCGGCACGCGTCCTTCAAGCGTTATTGCAAGAGTTCTCTCGTCGTCATTAATCATGAATTCGTCAGTTTGCGATAATACATTTGCATTGAAATCGAATTTATCATAGTAATTGCCTGTATTTTTTTCCTGCCATATTACAGGATCGAGTAAACCTTTATTAAGACGATTGACAAAATCTTGAATCGAAGCTTCTCTTCCCGTAATTTGCAGAGTGATCATAATATTATCCGTTAATGACATATTGACTTCCTCCGCTTTCTTACTCTCGTTTTTTATATTAAGAGAGCGCGCGGTGAAATATATCGAGGAGCCAAGCGATACTGTAGCGGGCTTTTCAATTTTGTCCAGCCTGGCGGCTCTATACAATGTAAGATCGGTGCCGTCGTCGGTAATAGAAGGGAATGAAACTTCTGTAGTATTGTCGGCTGTGTCTATGAATGCAACAGCATCCTCATATGGTAAAGCCCTTTCGAGAGTAATTTTGCATCTGCGCCCATCCATATCATATGTCAAATCGAAATCGAGTCCGAATTCTTTACCGTTATTGAATTTGAATACATCCTTATTGGAGGAATTCTGTTTCTGCGTAATAATCTGCGCGTCTACATTACCGTTTACCCAATCGAGCATTTTTTTCAGAGTGAAAATCGTAGGCTGCAACATTTCGCCTTCGAGATTAAAATTCATTGCATTACGGAATTTGCGTTTGCGGCTATCTTCCTGTTGCTTATAATGAGTTATTTTCAATGTTGCATCTTTACGAATTCCGAATGCGATCGGGTCTACTGGGGTCGTGTTAAGAGTCCCTTTATCGCACATAACTATTTGTTTTAAACCCGCTGCTGCATATGCCATTTTAATCACCTCCTTCCGGAATTCTTAATTTCAAGAATATTAATATTTGTTTAATTATGTCCCACGTCGATAATCCATTTGCCATTAGGATACTAGCTAGTCCATAAACAAATATATAATACCATTCAACCATATTGAATATTCCTAATTTGAAAACATAACCTAATGCGGATAATCCTAAGCCTATTACTATACTTATCATTATAGTTTGTCCATCGTGGGTTCCCAATAATTTTTTAATGTACGCTGTAATTATCACTATACCAGATGTCAGTGCTATAATAGATCCGAATATATTATCTGGTAAGGTTGCCGCTTCTGTTTGTGCTGCCCAAATTATAGAACTAAATGTCATTATCAATAATGCTATTTTAGTTTTCATTTTATTTCCTCTTAAATAATTTTGATATTATGTATATAAATAATAGCAAAAGGAGCAATAAGATTATTTTGTCTATTGCTTCAAATGAATCTTTTTCTATAATCTTTACATTGCTTACAGTATCAATTTTGAATAATGTAACTGTATCAGGTTTAGCTTTTATGTAAAATTTCTTTTCTACAGGGAAATATTTAGCAATAATTACTGTATCTTTTTCTTTTATCTTATTTGCAATAATGACAGTATCCTTTATGATATTAGCTTTTAATGTATCTTCAATTGTTGGGCTTACAACTTTAAATGTATCTATTCGCACTTTTTCTATAGTCCTAATTTGAGGTGCGCATGAATACAAGATTAATACTATTATAATTAATATTTTCTTCATACTTTTAATTCAATAAACATATTTCTATTTGGGCGTCTTGAAGTATAACTTACATGGACCCAATCGACTTCGTGCGAGACCTCATGGATGCACTGATCCACTACCAATAACCCATTTTCAGCCATGGTTTTGATTGTATTAAATAGCTCTTTAACGCTCATATTTCTATCATTTTTCATGGGTACAATATCCGCTGCCTCTCCTCGCAAATGCTGCGAATTTGGCTTACCGCCTACTATTTTATTTAATTTTTCGCATCTATAACCACTATTTACTTTTATTGGAATGTTTATATAATCCCGTATTGGTTGCAACACCTTTTCCGCTAACATTTTCAAATTAACTATTATTTCATCGCTGGGTGTGTTATCAATCCCTAAGTTCTTTGCAGTTGTACTTCTTGTTAATTCTTCTAAGCTAAAATTTTTTGTCAATCTCATACTTCTTATTTCCTTTTTTATGTAGCCTGGAAAAATTCAACGGGCACCACAAAAGTTGCTGCATAACTCCATACCCCCGCTTCCTCGCCAAGCCATTCATCCTCGCGGCAATAGATCATTCTATCAGTTCTCTTAGCATCAACCTGGTATCCGCTTAGACTATTAATTGCAAAGTCCAGATATTCCTCTGGTGTGTACTCATTCCTATATCGTGCGGTTACGACTATTGTTATTTCAATATCTCTATCCTGTGCAACTATATTCTTAACATCCTTTTGCCTGTACGAACTGCCTTTGTAAACAATTAAATAGGCGCCAATTGGATGACTCAATTTATACTGTTCAATTGATACAGGTATTTCAACTGGTATCTTAAGATTGTTGGGCAAATTATTCGCTATTTTTGCCTCTAATTCTGCTTTAATCAATTTTTTAATTTTTTGTATCATAATTATCTCATAAAGTATCTAATATATCTTTATTGAAAATTCTGTCGTCTTCAGTTTTATTTATCTTGATAAATCCAGCTGATATTTTCTTTGGCAGATCTACCTGCAATTCTCCTTTTGCTATTTTACTCAAGGTCAACAGTGCATTATTATATATATTATCAATTGATTCAGGCATATCAAGTCTAAAACGTCTTTTATAAAGATGATAAATTGTTAAATCGACTATTAATTGTACCGCCTGTTCGGGCAGATTGATAGGGAATGATGATAAATCATATATATCTCTTAAGTAGTTATCGAATTCATTACTTGCAATATTTATTGCTTCATTGAGTCGTTCAGAGTTTATTACCCCTGCATTCTCATCGTCAGTCAAACGTATTAATTCATCCGTAGCGATATATTTTTCAATCGTGGTTTGATCGATATAAGCCATTGTTCATACTTTTTTTATGCCCCGCCAAAAGACGGGGCCATGTTAGTTAAATTATGGTAATCTTATGCCTTCCAGTCTTGCAACTGACAAATCATTAAGTAGTACAAGATCTACGTCAAATTCTACCGCATGGGTATAATGAACACCAACCAATCCAAGATCTTTAACTTCTACGCCGATGTTAGTAGCTACACTCAGATCACTTGCTTCGCCAAATCTAACCGCATATATTGATGTACAATCAGTGCTCGTTCCAACAGTTTCAGTCTGTGGTATTACTAATGAGCCGGTCTTATCGTAACCAGCATCCCTGATGGGAATCCCATTATAATAAGGCATCAGCATACCGAATCCATTTACTTGCCATTGAATAAACTCTCTGGCGATTGTTGTTAATCTGCTAAGCGCGTTGGCATTCATAAACAGCACTTGTGCGCCGCCATCTGTTTTCTGAATCAATTGATTTAGCAGTTCCAGAAATTTCTGCTGAGCTGTTTTTGATGTTGTATCATTCCCTAATGGCACGCTCAGTCCATTAGTCGCCGCAGTAATTACCTGCCCAGATGGTACAATAGCTTTTAATCCATTAAATTCTGTCCCGGATACAACACCATTGAAGAAATAATATTGAAATTGTTTCCCAAGATTCTTAGCAAAATTCATAAGCTCTCTTGCTCTAACGCTTGCAATATCAAGCCCTCTTCTCTCGTGTGCACGATCTACCTGCACCTTATCACCTAATATTTTAAGTGTTGGATTTGCAAATGCAGGTGTAATGACATTAGCTGGGTAATCAGTATCTAATGCTCTGAACAGACCTCCGCTTGCTGTTGCTGCTTTGCGTGCATAATCTGCATTACCTACAATTGGGTAAAATTCTGCGAACTCCAGCACTGTCGCCCGTGAAATCATTTGAGCAACTACTTGCTGTGTTAAGGTATCATTAGCGGATATTTGTTGTAGTTTCATTATATGCTCCTTTTATATTTAATTTTTCATTTGTTTTCTAATCTCTTCAGCAATAATTGCACTAACGGGGATATTACTTTCTTTTTCTTTAGGTTCTTGTTTAGCATGCTCATCAAAATCTATTATTTTCGGCATACTATTTATAATCTCATTTATTAATTCTGTAGGATTCGTTTTTACACCCTCGCTGAATTCATACAACGGTATTGACGATACAACTTCATATAATTTTATCATATTATCTTTCATCTTTGGCAGCAATTTCCCATCTGAAATTGCCTTGTCAAGTATTTCTGCAAACTCTTTAAGTTGCGCGTTTCTTTTTTGTTTATGCAGCTCTTTTTCAAGAGTGTTTTTTTCAGCTATCAATTGTGCATACTTTGTTTCTAATTCTTCAAATTCTCTTTCTTTCTTTGATAATGCTTGCAGTTGCATTTCATATTGTTTTAATTTTTCTTCCATTTCTTTAAAATGAGCTTGTTGTTTATCTTCAGGCTCATTTAAGTCTCCATTAAGATTATCCATCTCTATCGTTTCTAAATTTTCATCTCCAAATTCCACATCAGGCAATCCTTTGACCGCTGGTGGTTGAGCTCCCAGAAAACCAATGTGTCTTAAAGTACCATCCGGATAAAGACTGATTGAACGCTTTTTGAACAATCCTTTATTAACCATTTCAACGAATTCATTTGCAAGCTGCTTTGGCAATGCATAGAGAGTATCCCCAACTCTTTTCAATTTTTCGACCCAGCCGAAAGCCGGTGCATTTGTTTTTGGATGGCCAATAACAATCGGAGCTTCATGTTTAGCAGGGTCATAACTCTCGACTATTTTATCAAGGTCCTTTTCTGTCCATTCTTTTGTATTGCCAGCACTATCTGTATGCTTGCCTGCTTTAAAAATTGTGAACCATTTCATTTCAGCCTCTTGTTTATTATTTATGATAATTTTAATTTTACAACCACAATTTATCCCCCAGCAATCCATTTCTATATTGCACCGTTCAGAATTTTTCTGCAGTCTATTCATCTATATTTGCTATAAAAAAGGTTGACAATGGATTTGACCCCCGAAGTATTAAAAATAATAGCAAATGGTGGCATATCATTAGTAGTATTAGTGATATGGTACATTACATTCCGAACATCGAGCAACCAATATCAAGAGCTAGTTGAGAGGCTATTCAAACAAATTGAGCAGGATACTAAATATAAAGAATTGCTAACCGGTATCCTGACGAGACTCGAAACAAAAATAGACTATAGCGATAGGAAAAAAAATGAGCAATGAATTATTAATTGCAAAAGGTAAACTTTCTGATCTTAAACAACAATATGATACATATGAGATGAAAGCAGAAGCGATGCTTATACAGCTGAGAGAATTATTAAACCCATATGCTGATTTCCTCGACCTAGAGCTTGAAAAGGTATTAATTATGGTAAAAGATTTTAGAGAGATACAAGTAAAAGCACGCGAAATTTCTAAACAAATTATTAAGATAAAAGAAATATATAACTTATGAAGAACGCAGCTCTGTATGAAGAAGCAAAAAGATTGTATGTTATAGAAGGCTTTTCTATTGATGCAATTGTAGAATTATTGCAAAAAAAAGTATCGCGGAAAACAATATACAACTGGAAAACTGCAAATAATTGGGATGATCAGCGGCGTACTTACCAAAAAGAAAATGACGATTTGCAAAACGAAATAAGAGATATTACAAAAATAGCGATAAAAGAAGCTAAGGCAAATCCAACTCCACATAATATCTACGCTGTAGTAAAAGCTCTAAGTGCATTAAAATTAATGCAGGGGATTAAAGATATAGATGATGATACTGAGAATAAATCGAGAAATATCTCCGAAGAAACGATAAAATTCGTGCAACGTGAAATATTGGGTTTAGAATGAGCAATAGAGACTGTTTAAAACCCGTTTAAAATCGCTCAGAATCGTTTAACTTTTTTTGGACGATATAAATATCGGCTCGAGGGGAAAAGCCCCTTAAAAAGGCTATAAATTCGTTTTCAATAGGTGAAATATGTATATCTCAAGCTATATGGACGAACAAGGGAACATTCACTACATAAATGGGGACCCTTTCCACTTAGAATTAATAAATATTAATGAGGATGGGAATATAATCGATCTATTTGGCTGGCAAGTTCGGTTGCTAATCTTTGATATTAACAATAACACGGTAAAAGAGATTACAGAGGCTGACTGTGATGTTAGCGTACCTGGCACTTTAATAATTTCCCAAACTGCCAACCAAATGGTTGATCTGAAGGTGGGACAAAGATATTACTATGATTTAAAACTAGCCGAACCTGGTAAGGAATTGTTAACATGGATTAATAATAAATTATTTATAGTGGAATAATAGAAATGATAGAAATAACGACTCAACAAAGATTAATAAGTTTTACAGTCGCACAACCTTCTCCTATTACATACACAATCCCAGCGAGAGGGGTTAATTTTTATACAATCTCAGGGATAAAAAATACATATACTCATACCTTATCACAGATAGATATAGATAATAAGTATATAATAATTAGTCCTTTAACAGAGGTAGACAAATCGAAAATAATAGTCTTAATTGAAAATGCAAGTTTTATTGCTGAGTATGGGGTAGATTATACTATTGACGAATTAGGGAAAATAAGCTGGGATGGTTTTGGATTAATGGACAAATTGACTGTCAATGATAAAATAAAAGTTTATTATTAATAATAAAGGAGATTCAAAAAATGGCAATTATCGATGCAAGATTCATAAAGAAAGAAGCTAATACTCTTAAAAGTAATTCGTCAAAAGAGCTTGAAGTAAAAATAAAAGCTGGGGGAGTATTACAAAAGACAGTTGATGGTCTTGAGGTCAAAGTTAATGATACGGTCACAGCAACAGACAATCTCTGGTCGTCAACGAAAATCAGTAATGAATTATCAACTAAGGCGTCACTATCCTATGTCGATAATGCAATAGCAGGGCTGAAATGGAAAGAGCCTGTTATCAATTTTATCGATCAAACTACTCTTGACGGGTTAACACCTCAATCCGGAGACAGATATATAATGACCGATGGTACTAATACTAACAAAATTGCAGAATATGACGGTGCAACCTGGATATATACGACACCTTTAGATAACTGGACACTAATTAATAAAGCAGATGATAAAGCATATAGCTATGATGGCGATACGTCAACATGGGTTGATGTTGGTGGTATTGCACAGTCAGAAAAGAGAATAGTAGAAGAATTTAGTTTGACAAGTACTGATATAACAAATAAAAAAGTAACGTTAACATATATCCCCATAGATGGTAATTATGTAACGCTTGACGTTATAGGTGGCGGTCCTCAAGACAATGGTACAGACTTCTCTGTAAATGCAGCGCTAAAAGAAGTTGGCTGGAGTGGGTTAGGATTAGACGGAATACTTGAAGCAGGAGACGTACTAAGAGTAACTTATTCTAAATTATAATCTAATGATAAAGGCTTAGTATGGGTCTAATTAAATTAAAATATATCGAAAAAAGAACTATAAGATTACCATATACTTGGGCATTATCAGGGGAATTGAGGGTCGCCAGTGGTGATACAGACTTTATAAATCCGATGTTTATCTCACTCGGGACAGGACAGACAGCAAAACTGGTCAAATGCACTTATAAAATAAACAGTGGGACTTCCGCAACTGCAAAAATACAGAAGAATGATATAGATATAACTGAATATACAAATATCAATATAACAACTGCGGTAAACTCCTCAGAAGCAGATATTCCGTTGTCAGATGGGGATAAAATTTCTTTAGTAATAACGAGCGTAACTGGAACGCCTAAAAATCTCTCTTTCACTATTTTCATTGAATATAATTTTTGAGTATTGTAATGAATAGGTTCCATGTAAAAAAATTATTTAGTAAAGAATGGTTCGATGTATGGCAATGGATAATAATAAGAGCGGTAAATTTTAGGGATAAATATATAAGAGAAGAGATACGAGACCGTTTAGGGATTAAAATCGACAGAAATATTAATATATATAGAATATACCCTAATTCGCTGAGTATTCAGATAGATAATAGCAAAGAAGGGAAAATTATAGAACATATCTTCTATGATAAAGAGATTTTTAGTGATAAATTTTATAAAGAATTGCTCCCAATATGGCAACTAATACATAAATGGGACATTAATTTTGCAAATCGATTTATTCCAAAGTTAAATTTAGGGTTCGATACTTTAACAGCTTATCCTGATGCAAACACAGGAGGAAGTAGTTGCGATGGACTTATATCTAAAACAGGGTCATCTTGGTATAATGTACGGAATGCAGTTTCGGGCGATAGTATTGATATGATTGGTATTGCACAAATAGGATCGATCATGGACTCGGGCATATATGAAATAAGAAGACTCTTTATTCTTTTTGATACTTCTATGCTTAGCGGGGCGGAATTACTATCAGCAAGTTTAAAAATTACTTCATTCACTTATGATGCTTCTTCAGACGCTCTATCTTTATACTTGGTATCAGCTATTACAGCAAATAATAATAATTTAGTGCTAAGTGATTATAGTGGTGTTGGGACGACGAGTATAACCAATTCCGAATTTAATGGTTTTTCTATATCGCAAAACACAGTAGTTGAGAGGGATCTAGTAAGTACTGCAAATATCAATAAGACAGGTGTTACTAAATTTGCTTTACGTGACTACCATGATTTTTTAAATACTGCCCCTAATAATGTGTATAATCTTATCCATATATATACTTCAGAATATAGTATGGCTAATACTCCAACGCTAAAGGTAAATTATCTATTGCCAATAATAAAAAATCAAATGATAATTTAGATATGAAATACAATAGATTTTTGGAGACACAATTTTGAATTTATCAATAATTGGCAATCATTGATGAGATAAATTTCATAAGTACTCAATTATGAAAAGTTATAACTGACTGAAATGAAAACAGAAGGGAAATATTTTCTAAAATATCAGATAGACTGGCTTAACGACAAGAGCAAGATAAAGGTATGGGAAAAATCACGCAGGATTGGAGCTACTTATGTACAGGCTTATGAAGACGTGCGCGATGTTGTGCTCAGCAATGTTCCCGCTGTCTGGTTCTCTTCAGCAGATGAATCCGCTGCAAAGGAATATATTATCTACTGCGCTCAATGGGCTAAGTTGTTCGATAGAGGGGCTAGAGATTTAGGAGAACAGGTTCTTGAATCCGACAAATCAATTAAAACTTTCACAATCGAGTTTACTAACGGCAAAAGAATTAATGCCCTCTCATCTAATCCAAAGGCTTTCCGTTCAAAGGGTGGCAAAGTGATTCTTGATGAATTTGCATTTCATAATGACGCTGTTCAACTCTGGAAAGCAGCCAAACCAGTGGTTACCTGGGGTTTTCCTCTGAGAATTCTTTCTACTCATAAAGGTAAACAAAGTTTATTCTACAAATTTATTGAATCGATTAAATCAGGTAAACTCAACTGGTCATTGCATAAAACAACAATTTTCGATGCAGTCGAGCAAGGCCTTGTTGATAAAATTTATAAAAGGAAGACGACAAAAAAAGAAAGAGATGCATGGTTAAAAGAGCAGGAAGAAGATGCATTTGACAATACAACCTGGCTCGAAGAATATTGCTGCACTCCGGTTGACGAAGCAACCGCATTTTTATCTTATGAACAAATCTTCTCAATTGAACGAGAAAATATCCTTAACGATGATTTAAGCGAAGCACAAAATTTGTACATCGGAGTTGACATCGGCCGCAAGAAAGATTTGACTGTAATATGGATTGCAGAAGAAATTGAAAAATTCTTATTCACGCGCAAAGTTATTGAACTTGAACGGACTCCTTTCAAATCTCAAAAGGAAATCTTATTTACTTATTTAAGCTTACAGGGATTTCGCCGAGCCTGCATCGATGCAACCGGTCTCGGGATGCAACTCGCTGAAGAAGCACAGGATCGGTTCGGTAGATATAGAGTAGAACCGATTACTTTCACCGGCAGAATAAAAGAAGAACTTGCTTATAATCTGTTAAGACAGGTTGAAGATAGACAAATTTTTATCCCAACGGATAGAAATATACGCGAGGATTTGCACTCAGTACGCAAAGTTACAACTGCAAGCAACAATATAAGATTCGATGTGCAGCAGCAATCTGAAGTATCCGGACACGCTGATAGATTTTGGGCCTTAGCATTGTGTGCTTATGCAGCTAAAAGTAATGCAGGAATAACTTTTGCCAGGTCAAAACTCAAAAGGCAATCATATGAACTCGTTGAAAATTTTTAAGGATAAAAAATGGACATAAAAAATTTAACATCCGAAATAGCAACAAGACAAAATTTCGATAAGATTGCCAGCTACTGGAACATGCTGCCGGACCCAGACCCAATACTGCGTAAAATTGGTAAGGACATTACGACCTATCGTGAATTGATGACCGATCCGCATCTGTTCAGCACTATCCAGCAGCGTAAATCCGGCGTGCTTTCTCTCAATTGGGAATTGCAACAGCTCGATTCAGCACAGAGTGAATACGATTTTATTAATACTTTTCTAAATTCTGTCAACCTTGAAAACCTCATTGACCAAATTTTAAATACACCTTTATTCGGCTTTACAGTCTTTGAAATTATCTGGAAGAAAGAAGGTAATTATTTAATACCTGGAAGGATTGAAGAAAAGCCACAGGAATGGTTCTTTTTTGACCAATTTAACAATCTGAACCTGAAAAAGAGTTTTAATCCCAATCTTGGCATTTATGAAGGCGATATTATTAACCCATTAAAATTTGTTCTCGTGCAGCATAAGCCAACATATCAAAATCCTTATGGTGAAAGATTACTTAGTAGGTGTTTCTGGCCGGTTACTTTTAAAAGAGGAGGGTTAAAGTTCTGGATTACTTTCACGGAGAAATATGGGAACCCATTTATGGTAGGCAAGCTGCCTCGAGGTTCTTCGCAAACAGATATTGATAATTTGCTCGCCTCTCTTGAAAATATGGTTCAGGATGCAGTTGCTGTTATTCCCGATGATTCATCTGTAGAAATTAAAGAAGCACAGCGCTCCAGCTCAGTCGAAGTCTTCAAAGAATTGATGAACTTTATGAATTCTGAAATTAGCAAAGTAATTCTTACTCAAACATTAACAACTGAAGTGCAAGATACTGGAACTTATGCCGCCTCCAAAACAATGGGTGATATGCTTAAAAGGGTTCAACAAGCAGATAAAAGAATCGTCGAAAAAACAATTAATAGGATTATTGATTTGATTTACCAGGTTAATTTTAATTCAACTAATAATAAACCTAAATTTATCCTTTATGAAGATGGAGATGTTGATAAAATTCTTGCAGAAAGAGATCAAATTTTAGTAAACACTGGGATTAAATTCACTAAAGATTATTATATCCGCAATTATAATTTATTATCAGAGGATTTTGAATTGACAGATATTCCTTCTACTGCCCCACAATTTGCTGAAAAAAAAACCTCACAAATAACAGAGGATAATGCTCAATCTATAACCGATGATTTAATAAATCAACTTCCTAGTAAGCTCCTTCAATTGCAGATTGAAAGCACCTTGAAGCCCGTTTTATCGCTAATTAATAAAGGCGAATCTTATGAAATAATTATGGAAGAACTTGCTAAAACTTATCCTTATATGACAACTAATCAGCTCGAAGATTTACTTACAAAATTATTATTCATTAGCGAAATAACCGGCAGAACTCAATCTTAATATGCCAGAGAATGTTGACATAAAGCTTATAATAGGTCTTAAGCCCGAGCAAATTATTGCTTACCTTAAACGAAAGGGCTACAAAATTAGCTGGGATTGGGAAGATACCTGGAAGGAGGCTCACACCAAAGCTTTTACAGTTGCTAAAGCAATGAAACTTGATATATTGAGCGACATCCGCAATGAATTACAAAAAGCAATTGATAATGGCTTTACTTATCAACAATTCAAAGAGAACTTAAAACCAATCTTAAAAGCAAAAGGCTGGTGGGGTAAAGTTAAAGCTAAAGATGTTCCATCAGACTTTCCGTTGCCGGCAGATGTTGATCCTGAAAAAGAGATTCAGCTCGGCTCTCCGTGGCGGCTTAAAACCATCTATCGCACAAACATTGATGTTGCTTATGCGAGCGGGCATTACAAAGCAATGATGGATAATATTGAAGACCGTCCTTACTGGATGTATAATGCCGTGCTCGATAGTAATACAAGACCATCACACAGGGCATTACACGGCAAAGTTTTCCGCGCTGACGATCCTATTTGGGATAAAATTTATCCGCCAAACGATTGGG